TGGAAGCAAAAGGTATTGAATATGACCATGTAATTAATCTTGTAGTATCTGAGGAAGAAGTTGTTAAAAGATTAACTGCTAGAGGTAGAGCTGATGATAAACCAGAGATTATAAAGAATAGATTGAAAGTATATCACAGAGAAACAGCACCTTTATTATACTATTACAAAGATGAAATTATTAATATTAAGGCAGAGGGTAGTACACCTGAAGCAATAGCAAACGATATAATTAAAAAGGTACAATGAAATATAGACAATTAATGGCAGTATTACAAGAAGGTGTTTACGATAAAAACATCTTAAAGGCTTTCTTTTTAGCAGGTGGTCCTGGTTCAGGTAAATCATTTGTAACAAGAAGTGCATTTGCTGGTGCTGGTTTAAAATTAATTGATAGTGATAGAATATTTACAAAAAATTTAGAAAAGGCAAATCTATCTCCTAAAATGCCAGATGAAGAAGGTTACTTTAGAGATATTATAAGAAACAGAGCAAAGTTAACAACAAAATCTCAACTAGCTAGTTATATAGAGGGTAGATTAGGAATGATTGTTGACGGTACTGGTAGAGATTTTGACCAAATGCATAGACAAGTAACACATTTAAAAAGTATGGGTTATGATTGTTATATGATATTTGTAAATACTAGTTTACCTGTTGCATTGGAAAGAAACGCAAAAAGAGATAGAGTAGTACCTGAATATATTGCAACACAGAATTGGAATACGGTTCAAAGAAATACTGGTAAGTTTCAAAACTTATTTGGTATGAGTAATTTTTTTATTATAGATAACAATAAGAGTGATAAAGAGTTACAGACACTAACACTTAACAAAGCTGCTTCTATTGTAAATAGAATGTTAACACAACCAGTTAGAAACTACATAGGTAAAACATGGATAGCAAAAGAGTTGTTAGCTAGGAGGAGAAAATGATACCCATAATTAAAAATTTTAAAGAGTTTAACGAAAGTATCATTGATATTCCTAGAAGAACTTATGCACCAAGTGTATTTGATGAAGCAGATACTAAAGACCCTAAAATAAAAGATAGTGTAAAGAAACAAATAGAAGATCAGTTAAAAGAATTTGAAACTGAATATCCTATATTAAAAACATCTCTAATTGGTTCTATTTTAACAAAGAGATATAGAAATGACGCTGATTTAGACATTAACGTATTGTTTGATGTACCTGCTGATAAACAAGAAGATGAGAGAACAAGATTATCCAAAAAATATTTGTCTGCTAAAAATCCAGATAACATACAAGGTAAATTAATACCTGGTTCTAAACACCCTATTAACTATTATTTCATTACAGATAAAGAAACATACGAAGACCAAAACAAAAAGGCTGACGCTGTGTTTGATATTGATAACAATAAGTTTGTAAAAAGACCTGAAGATTTTGTATTTGATCCAGAAATATATGTGAAAGACTTTGAGAAGAAAGTACAAGAGTTAGATGTAATAAAGGGAGAACTAAAAAGAGATATTATAGATTACAGAGAATTAGAAGAACTATCTCCTAATGATGTATTAAATCTACAAGATAAAATTAACGATAAGTTAGAAGAGATAGAAGATAGTATTGAATCAATTGTAAAAGTTGGTGATGGTGTTGACGCAGATAGAAGAGCTGCATTTGATACTGATATGTCACCAGATCAGATACAAAAGTTTGGTGTAAAAAATAGATTACCTAAAAACGTGGTATATAAGATGTTAGAAAAATACCATTATTTAAAATTCTATAAGAAGTGTCAAAAGATTTTAGATGATGGCAAAGTTACACCAGATGAAATAGATGATTTAGAAATGCACGAAGCAAAAGGTAAGTCTATTGCATTTGCATTTGGTAGATTTAATCCACCTACAATTGGACATGAAAAACTAATTGACAAAGTTAAATCACTACCTACAAATGATTACAAAATTTATTTAAGTAGAAGTGAAGACCCTAAAAAGAATCCATTATCTCCTAGAGATAAATTATCTATAATGAGAAAGATGTTTCCTAGTCATGCTAGAAACATTGAAATTAACCAGACAAATATGGTACTTGATATAGCTACAATGTTATACAAAAAAGGTTATACAGACTTGACCATGGTTGCTGGTTCTGATAGAATAAAAGAATTCGAAACTATATTAAAAAAATATAATGGTGTATCATCAAGGCATGGTATGTACAAGTTTGATAATATAAAAGTAGTTTCTGCTGGCGAAAGAGATCCGGATGCCGAAGGCGCTTCTGGTATGTCAGCAAGTAAAATGAGAGCTGCGGCTGCCAAAGGTGATATCAAAAGTTTTGAAAGAGGTTTACCTAAAGGTGTTAATGCAGACAATATAATGAAACAAGTAAGAAGAGGTATGAAGTTGGCTGCTAGTTACACATATGTACAGAATGCCAGACCAATTGCTAGCCTTGAACAATTTGAACAAAAACAAATTAGAGACCTTTACATTAGAGAAATGATATTTAATATTGGCGACAAAGTCGATTATGTCAAAGAAGATTTTAAAGGTACAGTAGTAAGACGTGGTACAAACTACGTTGTACTAGAAGATAATGATAACAATTTACACAAATGTTGGATATGGGATTGTATTCCTATTCCGGCGGATAGAGAGGTACAAGTGAGAGAACATAATTTAAATATTGATTATGGTTTTGAGGCTGTGTCTGAAATAGAAGAAGATTTGGATGCTCAACCACAAGATAAAGATGTGAAGAAGAAGAAAGGTACTCAACCTAAAAAGTATTACAAAGACTTAGATAAAGGTACGAAAGACAAGAGAGCAGATCACTTTAAGAATAGAGATACTACAAAGAATGATAATAGACCAGCTCCAGGTGATAAAGACGCTAAAACTAAACCAAGTATTCACACACAAAAATACAAGAAGATGTTTGGTGAAGTAAAGAAAGATTTACAAGACGCTTGTTGGACAGGATATAAACAAGTGGGTATGAAAAACAAGGGTGGTAAACAAGTACCTAATTGTGTACCAGAGAGTATGAGTATTGAAGACGCTAAAAAGGTAGAGGGTTATGTGCCTGAAGCATACGAAATAGGCGCCGACTATGCAAATCATACAAAAGATGTTACCCCAGGTCAAACTCCTGACGCAAAACCTGTTGACGCAAAAGACAAACACAAAGAGAAAATTAGTGTAAAAGATGTAAATGAATGGTCAACACAAGAGTCCACAATAGATAAATATAAGCAACGATATAAAGAAGAATGGTCTACAAAACTAAAAGAAGTTGTAGCCAAGATGATGGAAAAATTATAATGTTGAGTTTTGCAGACTATAAAGATAAGATTAGTAAGAGTGTTCACTATCATATAGAGAACAATATACCTTTTGCTGAGAATATCTACAGATTACATAGTGAAGAATTTTATAAGTTGTTTAGAGAAGCTAGAGAACTGTATAATGAGGGTTTATTAACAGAGTTGACTAGTTGGGATAAACAATTAATCGAAACAGATATCGGCGAGTTTGGTAAATTTGAGGGTGAAGATGTACCTTTAGATATGCCAATACAAGAAGAAGATCAAAAGGATCCACCTTTAAATAAACCTAAAAAGGGTGGCCCTAAAAAGTTTTATGTATTTGTCCGTGATGGTGACAAAATTAAAAAAGTTACTTGGGGCGATACAACAGGTCTTAGAGTCAAGTTAAATGACAAAAAGGCTAGAAAAAGTTTTGCTGCTAGACACAGATGTGACCAGCAAAAAGATAGAACAAAGGCTGCATATTGGGCTTGCAATTTACCTAGATATGCAAAAAGTTTAGGTCTATCGGGTGGTGGAAACTTTTATTGGTAATGAAACCATACGAAGATCAATTGAATTTGTTTGACAATTCATTTGTAAGAACTTTTGATAATGTACAAAGTGATGAGTTAGTTTGGCATAGAGATAAGAAAGACCGAACTGTGAAAGTTATTAGAAGTGATAATTGGAAAATACAATTTGATAATGAATTGCCAAATATTATGGATAACGGTGATACAATTAAAATTAAAAAAGAAGTTTATCATAGATTACATAAAGGAAATGGTAAACTCATACTGGAGATAAAAGAAAATGAGTAGATACAGACAAACAATGTCAGAATCGCTAAGTAAAGTTAGAGGTCTTAGTGAGAAGAATGACCATGAAATATCTATGGCTCGTAGTGAGTTAGAAGCTATTTCAGATAAAGCACTAAAACTTTCCTCAATGTTACAAGGTAAATCAGATAATGATAATTTAGAAGCATGGGTACAATCAAAAATTACAAAAGCAAAAGATTATATTAATTCAGTTTCAGATTACATGGAATATACTCCAGATATGGCCATGGAAAAATTTGATATGAAACAATATAAAAGAAATGAAAATGAAAATGAACATTCTTTAAATGCTTTAGAACTAGTAAAAATGTTTGGTACACCAGCAGAGAAAAAACAAATGCAAGACATTTATAATGCACACATGAAAAGAGGTCATATAACACCTAGAGACCTTAGTCAAAGAGATAAATTAAATTCAAAGTATTACTCTAAACTAAAAGAAGAAGTTGATTTAAACGAGTTTGGTTTAGAAGGTACAATAACAGATAAACAATTACAAAATTTAAAAAAGGTATGGTCTAAAAAGACTATGAGAGATGTAACACCTGGTATAAAAGCGATGTTAAAAAAATTAGACGCTCCAACTAGAGCTGCAATTGCACACGCTAATATTAATGTTATATCTAAGATAGTACCTGAAGAGGTAGAACTAGAAGAATTTAACGATGCTCAAGTAGCAGTATTAAAGAAGTCATATGCTGATATGAAAGGCAAAAGAATTTCATTAGCAAATGCAGATAAACTTAGAGGTATATTTAATAAGTTTGATGGTAATGCTAGTGCCTTAGAAAAATTAGTTAAAGCAGATATACCTTTTGTATCTGATATGGCAATTAGTAGATTGATTTCAAAACATGGTTATAAGGCAGATAAGTTAAAACAATTAAGAGCTGGTTATAATGAAGACTTTACATTTGATTTAGAAAGTTTAACTGAAAAAAATGATGATATCTCAAAAGATAAAGAGATCATTAGTAAAGAACAAGAAATCTCTGCTCTAAAATCTAAACTAGAATTAGAGAAACAAAAATCAGTACAAAAACAAACTCAAAGTCAAATAAATCCTGAAACAGGTGAACCATTATTAAAGATTGGTGTTGCATACAAACATCTAAAAGATAAAATGGCAAAAGAAAAAGGTAAAAAAGTTGAAGAAATGGCCAAAGATGACGCTTACGCTATAGGTATGGCACAAGCTAAAAAGGTAATGAATGATGAGCCACCTTTACAAAAGAAAACAATTAAAAAGGGCCATGAAATTGCAGATAAAATTTTAAATAAAGAAGAAACTATAAAAGAATATAAAAAAATGACAGTTACTTTTAAATCTATGGCTGATATGGCAAAGGCCTCAACTGATTTAGCAAAACAAGGTTTTACTATTAATGCAAAAGGTATGGTAATGAAAGTAGATGGTAAAGGTGATGACCTTAACAAGTATGGTACAGACTTACAAAACTTTTATAAAGCAAAAGTAGTTGCTGAAGGATTTACTTCGCAACAAATTAAAATGGCATATGGTGTTGCAAACGATAAGAGATACAAAGGTGGTAACTATTCAGGTGCTGTTAAGGCAATTGAGAAGATTGCAAAGGGACTATCAAATCATCCAGATGTTCAAAAAGTTTTAAAGAGAACAAATGAAAATACTAATCATCCAGCAAAAGCTGTATATGAACAGATTGCAGGTCTTAAAAAGAAAGCTGAAAAATCTGGAATGCCGTATTCAATTTTAAAGAAAGTTTACGATAGAGGCATGGCTGCTTGGAGAGGTGGACACCGACCAGGTGCTTCTCAACAACAATGGGCTTTTGCTCGTGTCAACTCTTTCGTTACAAAATCCTCAGGAACATGGGGTGGCGCTGACAAAGACTTAGCGAAACAAGTTAAAGGGAGTAAATAAATGAAATACTTAAAAAGTAAACCAGGTAGTATTGAAGAGATAATCGCTAATCAAACAAGTAAGTTTAGAGAAGATTCAGGCTACCAAGCAATGTTTAAAAAAGAATTAGAAAAAGCTGGTAAAGGTATCGGTGCAATGTCACCTGCTGAAAAGAAAGCATTTTTTAATAAGATCGATTCAAAATATAGTGCAAAGAGTGAGGCAAAAGTAGATGAGTTAACAAGTGCTCAAAAGAAATTGCCACCAGCATTACAAAAAGCAATTAAAGACAAAGAACAAAAAGAAGACCTAGATAACAAAGATACAACTACTGTTAAAGATGTTGCTAATCAATTGAAGAAGGCCGTAAAAGCACATGGTCAACAATCAAAAGATTTAGAAAAAGCATTGAAGTCTGAAGATTTAGAAGAAGGTAAAATGTCGCAGATAAATCAAATGCAAAAAGATGGTAAATCTGCTGAAGAGATTGCTAAGTTGATGAAACTACCAGTAGATACAGTAAAAAGTATTTTAGGCGAAACTCACACATACAAAACTATGAAAATGAACCAGAAGCAAAAAGACGCTAAAGGTGAAGAAGAACCACAAAAGATAAAAGAAAAATCTTTTGCTGAGGTAATAGCTAAAATGTGGCAGAAATCAGCTGAAGAGATTGAAGAAGTCAAAGAGAAATCTAAGTATCTGAAGGCTAAATCAGATGTATCAAAAACTATGGTCGACACGGAAAAGACTAAAATTGATACAAAACCTGAAGTATCCTACGACAAATAGTGCGACACAATGACACATTGCTTCTTGTGAGGTAATGTGTTATAGTATACCTATAAAAAGGAAAACACTATGAATAAATTACCAAGAATATACTTAGATATGGACGGTGTTCTTTTCGACTTTGTTAAGAACATAGAACAAACTACTGGTCTAAGTATAAATCAATGGACAAACTTAGGTAGAAAAGAACGTTGGGATCCGATCATAGCTAGAAAAGAGTTTTGGTCAAAAGGCCCTTGGTTGAACGAGGGTAAATCACTTTACAACTACGTTAAAAAATTTAAACCACATATTTTAAGTGCATATGTAGAACACGCACATGACCCAAATTGCATTCCAGGTAAGACTAAATGGGCAATGAGAAACACTAATATTGATAGAAGTAGAATTAATTTAGTGATGAGAAGTCAAAAGAAAAACTACGCAAAAGTGGCTGGTGAACCAGCTATCCTAATCGATGATTATGAAAAGAATACCAAAGAATTTACTGCTAGTGGTGGTATAGGTATTACTTTCAGAAACGCCAATCAAACAATCACAGAGTTGAAAAAACTAGGTTTCTAAGCCTCCTCCTTATAAATATAGGTACACATAAAAAAAGTGAGTACTTATTAACAATTTAAATAAGGAGAGAATAATATGTCAAGTTGGTCAAGTGCAGATTCAGCCGCAGGCGCTCCATTATGGGCGTGTGCAGCTGCTAACTTAGCACCTACAAGTGCTAATAGAACAAACTTATTTGAAGACGCAACAGCTGATAACTTTATAACAGGTATCACATTGGGTCTTTTTAACTATGCTGACGGCGAAGTACCAGCAGGTGCTGGTCACGCTGGTTGGAACCTAAAAATTACTGGTTCTGGCGGAAGATCAAGCAGAGTTGCATATGAAACTTTAGTTGCATTAACAAACGCAGCTTAATAACAATCATTATAGGCGTCCTACGGGGCGCCTATATACTATATGAATAAATTGATCTAGGCAAATACCTAGAGTAGCATTCCTCGAAAGAGGTTAACAGGAGAAATAAAATGGCAGACAAAAAAATCACAGCGTTAACTGATTTAGGTGACGCATTAGCAAGCGCTGACTTGTTTCATGTTGTTGATGATCCATCAGGAACACCAATCAACAAAAAAGTATCAGCAGAAAATGTATTCAACAACATTCCATCGTTTTTAGGTTTAAGTCAAACATCACAAACTTTGACAACTGACGGTTCAACTGTTTTAGTTGCAGACGTAACTTCAGCAATATCTGAGGTAACTTCTACAGGCGGTACAGGTACAATTACATTAGCAGACGGTTCTGATGGTCAAATCAAAATGTTTATACACATTGCAGGTACAAACGTGGCGACAATTACACCAGCAAATTTAAGAGGTGGAACTTCAGTAACGATGAATGCTGTAGGTGAAACGGCAACTTTGATGTTTAAAAATTCTAATTGGAATATCATCTCAGTTAACGGTGCAACAATAGTTTAATCATAAGGAAAATATATCATGGCTATAGATAAAGAAACACTAACAAAAGAACGTGAAGTTTTAACAAAAGATTTTGAAGCAATTAGTACACAGATTAAAAATGCTGACGTACAAATGGGTAACATGAAAAGTAATTTAAATGCTGTTCATGGTGCTATACAACAAGTTGATAAACTTTTGGCAATGTTAGATGAAACGAAAGAAAAGAAGGATGCCGCTTTAAAATTGGCAACAAGTTAATGAAAAAATTTAAGTCATACATAGGTGAATTAAACTTAAATGATTTTGAAGAAGACGCTTTAAAAGAAAAGGCGCCTAATACTGCTGACGCTATGAAACGTCATAAAGCAGGTAAGGCTGGTTTTACTGATAAGGCACATTTAAAAGCTAAAGGTCTGATTGCTAGAAGTGATGGTACAAAGCGAAAATCAGACAAGTACAAATAAGAAGAGGAAATTAAATGAAAACATTTAAACAACACATAAAAGAAGGACACGGATATCAAGGTGACGCTATGGGTGTTGGAACTCAAGGAATGGAAAATTCTATTGAAGACAGCTCAATGGGTGCTCATAACATCGATAATCCAGATGTTCTAAAAAGAGTTAATGCTTTCGTTAGTTCTATTGCAGAAAGAGAATTTTTAAAACCTCAGTTTGCAATTGATGAACTAAAAGAAAAATTACAAAGAATAGGTCTAACTGTTTCAGATGTAGTTTTAGAAGGTGATAACGGTACAGTAAACGCTGAAGTGATACAATTTGGTGGCCGATTTGGCAAAGACACAGACGGTTCCGATATAAATGATGATGGTATATCTCATAGAAAAGAAGGTGGATTAAAACTTGAAGTCAAGTATGAAACACTGGAAAACGGAACATCTAAGGTCTACGCTAAGTTAGTATAATTAACAAAGCGTAGATTTATGTTCAAGGAGATTACGAAAGACAATTGGTTGTTGTTCGCTCAACATCATTATGATAACCCTACACTAGAGAGGGAGATTGAATTTTATGATGACGTTAAGAGGTTCAAATATCTTAAAAGACTCTTTCGTAAGTATAAGATAAGTGGTAAAATAAAAGTAAGATTATTAATAAATCATTTAATAGTTTTACAGAATGTTTTTGGTGTAGAAGCCGCCTGTACTTTACTTCTATTTAAGATAGATAAGGTATATTGGCCTATGTTAAAAGCAGCTTTAGTTTACTTAGAGTATCTTTATCCACATGAACTAAATGATATTAAAGAAGATATAAACATTAAAGATATGTTGGAGAAATTATAATGGCAAGTAGAGCTATAGACTTATTAATAACTTACCGTATAGTGAAGTTACTTACAACACCTTTTGATAAACAAGAGGCATTTAAATTTGGTATTATTGACAAAGACGGTAAAGTATTAAGAAAAAACAAAACTCTCAGATTAGAGAAAGAGAGAAAGTCATACACTATACTACACAGATTTGTCTTCAACCTAAAACGTATTCTAAAAAGAGTTGGCTTAGGTAGTAGATTAGGATCATTTGCTGTAGCTCTTGCTTTATTAATTAAAGAAAATAAAGAATACTCTAAACATAAAACACTTATTGAACAAACTGTTATTAAATATTTAAAACAAACTAATCAATATGATGAAATGTTAAATGAGTGTAGAGAAATAAAAGAAACTAATAGAACAGATGAACCATATATAAATGCATTTGGTTTTGATGTGTATGAAGAAGGTGAAAAAATGGTAACGGAGGATTATTATGCCGAAACATTATAAAGAAATGATTGATGAGATCATTAACAAAATGGATGAAGACGCACCAGCAAATGCTGTTGCACATGGTGGTGTTGATATGGCCCCTAATGCAGGTAAAAGAGATCCATTATCTACAGCTAAACCTAAGAAAAAAGATTTAGAAGATATTAAAAAAAGTCTTGGACTAAAAGTAAAAGAAGATAACGATAATAATAATGTTGTTTTAAAATCTATAATAGAAAATATTAATAAGATTGAGGACAAAGTTGACGAGTTATCTGGTTTTAATAAAGCGGAGATTAAGATAGAACCTGAAGTTAAGAAACCAACATTCAAAGAAAAATTTTTAGATCAGTTAGCAAATAATACACCAAACGAAGACCAATTTGAAGACGCTGAATTAAATGAAAAACTTTAAAGAATATTTGGGTGGTATCCGTATAGGAAACCTAGACAGTATGCAGCCTATGGCAGATTTAGGAGATAGACCTCCTAAAGGACAAGGTGGTAGAGATAGTCGAGGTGTAGGTCTTAATGCAAATAAAGAATATGATTTAAAAGATAAAGCTTTATATTACAAACTTGTAAGACAAGCAATGTCTGTAATGCCAGGTTCACAAAAACAAAAACAAATCAAAAAAGAAATTGAGAGAGTTCAAAA